AATTTATATTTGAACCTTTTGATTTGTTTGTTGATGCCATATCAATAATAGCATTATAAACTTGAACTCTCAGATAACATTTAATTGGTGCGTTGATTTCAGTATTAACCACGTAAACATTAACTTGGTTAAATAGTTTCTGAATATTAGTTTCATCAAGTTTAGCAAGCTCTTTTGTTTCTCCTGCATTTGCTGATAAGAATTTCCCGATTTTTTCGTTAATTTTTCTAGTTTGTGCTTCTGAGTGTAATCTTAAACGGTCTGCTACTGCTGCGTTTAAATCGTTGTTAACTTTGAAACGGTCTATTCCCTCGTGAATTGCTAGTGTGTAATCGTAATCTACTTCTGTATTTTGGTAAATTACTTCTTTCATTTCACCAAAACGGCTTCCTATTCCTGTTCCTGCTCCGAATACTTTTGTTGAATCAGCATCGTAAGTCCCTACTACTACTGGTGTATTGTTAGTTTTAACCATAAAAGCCTTAGTATTGTGTTGTATTCCGTCTAATGTTTGAATTGGGGCTAAGGCTCCTGCAAATGCTTTTTGCACACCGAAAATTGTAGATAACATCCTAGTATATTGCGGTGTATATATTCTTACTGGTAAATTATTATTGTTTGTTGTCATATTTTATATTCCTTTCTTTATTTTATATATTGGTCTAAAATTGCTTGGAACGGGTCAACATCTGGTGTTCCGTTTCCGTTAGGGTTACCACCTACTGTAATCTGAGGTGTAGTTGGTTGTTGTTCTTGTTCGAATAAGAAAGGCTTGCTTTCTTTTAATGAATTAACCACCTCATCAAGTTTAGGTTTCCCATCATCTCCTAACTCAACCTTATCAACATCGATAAGCTTCATTAGAACATCGCTATCATGTGCCTTAACATCTTTTAATGCTAATGCGATAGCATTTGTTTTATTGATTTGTGCCAACTTATTATCACTATCTACCTTGAATTGGTTGTATTCTTCCTGTAATTTTTCTAAAGCCTGTTTAACCTCTGAATTAGCATCATTACTTTTAGTTAACTCTTCAAGTTTAGTATTTTGTGATTCAAGTTGTGATTTTAATGTGTCATTCTCAGCAGTTAGTTCTAACTTCACTTGTTGCTTTGCCTTCTCTAAACCTGCACCGTACGCTTGCATGATTTTATCGATTGCGTCCTTATCTGCTACTCCTGCTTCGATTAACATATCTCTTTTTAAGCTCATAATTTAAGCTCCTTTCGTTTTACGTCCTTTAGACTGAATTTTTAGCACTATTACACCGTGCAAGGCATAAAAAATAAGCCTTTTAACGTCATACTCAGGACTTAAAATGGAAAATTTGGTTGTTTTTTCCATAATAAAAACACCTAGTAAAATTTACTAAGTGTTTAAAGTATATTTAAATATTAATATATAATTTCCTCAACTTCTTCTGTTTCTTCTGAAGCATGATCCATCATTTTCAAATATTTTTTAAATTCTTCTTTCGCCCATTCTGGAGCGTCTTCTTTTATTTTTAATTCATCACCACTGGTTACCCAATACTTATATCCTTTAGGTTTTATCAGCATTTTTAAAAACCTCCTTAATTTTATCTTCTAATACTTTTCTAAAATCATTAGCAATTTCTCTCGGTGTTTCTCCATAAGCTTCAGCAAATAATTCAGCAAATGTTTCTGTATTCTTAGTTTTTTTCTTATAATAACTTTCTGCATATCCTCCAGTTAGTTTCCCTACTGTATTTTTCTTGTACAGAGAGTTAATATTCCCCATTTCTTTAAATATGATATCTGAAAACTGTGATACATTCATTTTTTTTGACATCTGAAAATCAATATGATGTCCAAACTCGTGTAACATTATATGATTCTTATCGCTATTTTTTGAAAACCATCCTTCTGCAACTCCTTCTTTAACTAAATCTGATAATACTTCAGCTGTTTCAAAATATTTCACATTTATTCCAAAACGTATTGGTGTGTGTGTTTTACTACTATGTGCATAATATGCTATGCCTTCAGTTTTAGAAGGTGCAACAGCTAAAATTTCCGGAATTTTTTCAGGTAGTAAATGATATATTCCTTCAAATGATTTCAAAATATTAATTGTTTGCCTTAATGCTTCTTCTGGTAACTTTGTTCTAGTATTTTCAATAACCTCCATGTCAAACTCATTTTTCAAGAATTTAACCATGTCTCTTTTTGTCATTCCATCATCAACAATATATTTATTAAATACCCTTACATCTTTATTATATACCTTTTTATTTTTCCTTTCAATTATTTTCTTAAAGAACTTTCCTATTACAATAGGATTTTTCTCTATGAGTTTTTTTCTTCCAGATTTCAATGTTTGAGCTCTTAATATTAGTTTTTTTAATAATTCAGCATCTCCTAATTCCTTAGCTAGTATTTGCTTATCTTTGTTAATTCTAATCTCACGATCAAAAGCCTTTAACCTTGCCTTATCAAGTGCATTTTGTTTAGCTTCTTCTTCAGATAAGTGTTCTAAATGCTCGGGTAAATCAGGCTTAATATTAACTCCTACTACAAATGGTGTTAAGTAATGGCCACAGTTGATTCCTAAACAACCTCCTGGGCTTCCATATCCATAATCAGGTAAACTCAGCACTCTTTCACCATTAATTGTCCTTGCAACTCCTTTAGTTACTATTTGATGCTGCAATGGTGCACATAATTCTCTAGCACTTGACTTGGCACTATAATAATAAGTATCAATTCCTAAATCATCTGCAGGCCTTTCTCTCATTTCTCGATAAGTTCTGAAAGTTGTAGTTTTGATTACAGTTTTGGCATATCGCTCAACCGTCCACATTCTTCCTCCTCTATCTCTAAAAGCTGTAAATCCTCGTTCATACATTTTCAAAACCGCTTCTGACAATGCTTTTTTATCTGACTTAGTACCAGCTACAACACTAGCTACTGCACTTTCTAAAGTCTGTTTATAGTTCTTCTGAAGTACCTTAGGTAATGTAGTATTAATTAGATTATTAACCTCAAACATAGTTTGTTTAGCTAATGAATTTAAGCTATCTTGAACTAAAGGATTAGGAGTTGCATCTGATTTTAGAGCCTGTGCCAATTGTTGATGGCTATCTTGATATATTTTAAAGCCTTCATTAGCAATTACCTCTCTGAATACTTCCTCTGCAACTCCACTATATTTAGAAATCAACTTTACATTTTCTTCTGTGATTAAATGCATATCGTTTAACTTTTCTAACTGCCAAACATAAGGATTTTCAATTAAATCAACCGCTCCTCGCTGCTTAAGTCTTCTGACTATGTTCTTCATCATTTCCATGGATAATTCATGAAATAAACCTTCTACTTCTTTCGCTTTTATCCAATAATTCCCGTCATTATTCTTTATCTCCATAGATTACCTCATCAGTTGCATCAAGATTCGGTTGCACTTCTTCGTTGATTTCATTTAACATCTTACTAGCTTCTTCATCAGTCACACCTAACACTTTAGAGATAGCATATTGCTTACTAACAATTCCACTTGCTAAGGCTTTTACCCAATAATCAAGCTCTGCGTTTCTATCTGTGAACACTCCATCATCAAGGTTAACTGATATATCTTCAAGTTTAGGTATTTCACCATGATATATCCCGTGTGCCTTACCTAACTCACAAATAGATACTACAAGCTCTTTAATTGAATGTTCTACCAGTGACACAATGCTGTTTCTTAGTTGGAAAGTGTCTGAGTTTTCACTAACAACTTCAGTTGCTGTCTTCATCGTTTTACCATCAAAACTAAACATTCCACCACTAACTCCAACTTGCATTTCAAACATTGCTAAACCTTTGTTAATAGCTTTTATGTAATCATCAGCTCTGATTGGCGTAGTTAAATCAACGATTTTACTTTCATCAAGTCCACCACCAATTTGAACATACACATTTTGGTCTGTTTCAAATCTTCGTTTTGTTGTAAATTCAGTTCCCGTCATAACAGTCATTGTTGTTAATCCCTCCGGAACGGCAACTCTTCTTTGCCCCATCTTAATTTCCCACATAAACTCATCATAAGTCCTGTTAATGAAATCAATTGTTGTTTTCGCATTGTCAAATATTGATAATCCTAGAGGACTATTAATATCTTTGTTGTTCATTCCTGGAGTTTTTAAGTAAGTAAATAACGGTCTACTTAATCCTTTAATAACTATACTTTCTTCTAAGTCTTCATATAATTCGCTTAGCAATACTTGACTACCAATTGTGCTTGAATTATTTGACTTGTAAAGCTCATTTGTAATTGTTAAATCTTCATCGTTCCATTCGTGGAACTCTACTAATGTGTAATATATATTTGTCTTACCTTGACTTTTAACAGTCTTAGTTATGATTGCTGCACTGCTTACGTCCTGCATGTTGCTTTGTAATGGTAAAAAAACAGGTGCTTGAATAAATGCTACCTTAATTGTTTTCCCGTCAAAATATGGTCTCATCGCCATCCCACCCAAAGCCAAACAGCTTTCAAGGTATCGTTCGAAGTTTTTATTAAATCTATCATTTAGTAAGATATCATTAACAAACTGATTAATTGTTTCATTGTCAACCGTTATTTCAGCTTGTTCATTGTAAACTAACCCTGCTATCTTCTTACAAGCTGTTCTTGCAAGTGGTAAGTGATTAAACTTCCTTGTGCGTTGTTCTCCATCCGTGTTAAGGTAGGTAACATCGCTAAACTTACTCTGGAAGTATGTTAAATTGTTTTTTATTCGGTTGTATTCTTCTGAAGATACAACTATCTTCGGATGGTCTAATATGCTTGTTAAACTACCTTGCATGGTGTACTTGCTCCTTTTAAAAAAATTCTTAATAATCTGTATAAGTCCCATTCTTGTTACTCCTATACTTTTAATCCTAATAATTTTGCATTATCCAAAACAAAATACTTAAATTCGTCAACCGTGTGATCATCTTCTTTAATTACTTTCGGCTCAGGTGTCTTAATTGTTTTCTCATCGTACCTGTACATTTTATGTTCTTCAATAAAAATCTTGTTGTTTTCATGATCTAAATAAAAAAACCTACCTTGTGCAAGTAAGCTTGTTACCATATCAATCATGGTCTGATTCTTTTTCTTTGCCACAGGTACCCACCTAATCCCAAAATCTTTAAAATACTGGTTTCTCAAAGCTCCCTCAGCACTATCTATTGTTAGCCTGATAATAGGTACATTGTATTTCTCCTGCACTCCAGTAATGAAATCATTAATCATTACTGTTAAATCACTGGGCGCAGCTTTAATGCTTCTTCCAGCTGGCGAATAATAAAAAGTATCTAATAAGATCACATTTCCTTTAGCAGTTATTCCATAAGCACCGCAAGCTGTAGCACTTTGTTGGTGTCCTGTATCAAGCGCATAAGATATTCCAATTACTTTATCATCTGATGGCAACTCCTGTAACGGATGAAAACAAGCCATGTTATAAACATTATTTCCTAATCCAACTGGCACCCCTAAATAAATATAACGGTAATATTCATAATCATTTTCTTTAATGCGGTTAATATCAGCTAACATTTGATCAGTTACAAATCCCAATTCATCATTCAAATAACTTGATTCATGAACTAAATAACTATCGTTAGTTTTCATTAGTTCGCTCCACTCATTAATCCAGATATAAGGATTTCTAGGTGGATTATAGCTCCAGAAGAATTGCACAAAAGGTATTAATCTGTGTTTTTGTCGCATAAATGTAATGTTTGTTTGGTCGAATTCCTCCTGGCTTTCAAATTCTGCCGCCTCCTCATACCATACCGCTATGATGTTGTTAATATCATTTGATTTTAACTTTTGAAAGTCATCTGCTCCATAGAAATAAAAACTTGAACCTGTAGCTTTGTGAGTTATTTTAAATGGTGATACTGTACTTTTAAATGAATTACTTAAACCGTACATATTGATCGCCCAGTTTATCTTATTAAAGACACTATCACGAATTGTATTTGCTACTTTTCTGATTACTACACCATTAGCTTTCTCGCCTTTAGCTATCATTTTAACCATATCATTTACCAGTTTTAAAGCTATTACAGAAGATTTAAAGCTGTTCCTACCGCCTTTTAGCACGTTGTAAGGCACTTTAGAAAGCCACACAGATTTAAAATGTAGATTCACATTCTTCTGAACATCAAAATTACTCATCATTCCACCTATCAACAATTATGATGCTTTCAGTAGTAGTTGAGCTTTTTTCTTCTCTTGCTTGATGAATTTTATTTAGGATATCTGCAGCTTTTAATCTATCTTTCGCACTAACGTCAATATAGGTTGTTTCTTGGAAACCTTGACCCCGTCCTATTAACGTTTGTTCTCGTTGTTCCCCCCTCATTACGGAGGTTAAATACTCAATCACTTCTTGATGTGTTGCTGTTTTCTTAGATTCAATCTCTTTCATCCGCTCATCAATATAAGATTTTATACCTACATTTACCAACAATTTATGAGATTGTTTTTTTGCATAATTATCAGAATAACCTGCACTTATCGCTGATTCTGTCGCATTTCCACTAATGATGTACTCATCAGCGAATTTCTTTTGTTTTAATGTTAGTTTTGCCAATTTTCCACCATCCTTTCTTGACAAATAAAAAAAGACAGTCGTTAAACTGTCTAGGAATCTTTTATGATAAGTGATTTTAGGTAGAGATTAATAACATATGAAAAAATTCCGGCGTCCACATCTGCTTATAAAAAATTTAAAATTAACTATCTTCTAGGAGTCCTCTACCTAAAATCTTATATTACTATTATAGCACTTTCCTACTTACTTTTGTTTATCTCCTTTTACTTTGTTTTATCTTTTTTTACTTTTTGAAAAAACTTGTCAATTTTAACAGCTTTTAACGCTTCAGAATGTTTTCTGTTTCTCGTATTAGCCTCAATTTTTAATAAGTGATCAATTTCTAACCAATCTTTGCAATCAAAATATCGATATTGTAATAATAATCTATATTGCAAATCTTCAACGTTTTTAATACAAGCAAATATTTCTCTTTCTGTCTTAACAAGCTCTACTGTATTATCAATGATTTCACGTTCTAAATTATCGATCTCATAAATTAAATTATCCCAACTATATTTGTTGCCTCCCTTGACTTGCTCTTTTGCGTAATCAATAGGTTTAATGTTATGTTTTAACATAGCTCGTCTATCTTTAATCTTTTCTTCATTAGAAGCTATCAATCGTTTGATATACCATAATTTTGATAAAAATTTCTTTTTCTGATTTGTTTGTCTTTCTTGTCCATTTAATACCATTACTTCCTCCAGTTAATATATCTCTTCAACGCAACTACCATAAACACCATCACAGATATTAGCGAAACACAGAAGAATATACCTATGATGTAAAGTAGAATGTCGATTATAAACATTGATTTTAGTTCCATCATAAAAGTATCTCTCCTACATAAATGTACGCTGTGTAATAAACGGTATGATGTGTCCACGTCCCACCACCTACTAGGTAAGATTCTTTTGTTTGTGCGCTTCTACCACTTTCCATAATTTTTATATCTACAATATATTCACCATTATTTAATTCATTTTTGATAAAATCGTTAATTTCACTTCCTAATTTCATACTCTCACTCGTTATCGTTACTACTCTTTTAATCATTTTTTACCCTCCATTAAATATCAAATTCAAAATCGCAATAATCAGCGTTATAAATTCCACCGCACTCAAAGAAATAATCGTTTGCTATTTCTTTTAAATCTTCTCTTGAAAGTTCATCTATATCAAAATCTTCACTTACCGGCACATCAAACTTTACTTTCATCTCAACGTTTAAATATCTTTGTTCATTCATTTTTTATTCCTCCTCAATTCTCTTACTGGTAATTCCATCCAGTAAATAACATCGTTTTTCACATCTTCTTGATAATATCTTAAAAGTACATCTAACCACAAATTTACTCGTATATCGTTATCAAGCCAATTAGTATAATCATAAATTACTACTATACGTGTATACAGATCATTTGGTATTTCGCCGTCCCATATTAAATCATCTTCTAATAAGTCTTTATCAGCAGCTAACTCTTCATCAGTCACTTTACGTAAATATGCTTTATTCCATTTCATCTTACACTTCCAACAATTCTTTATTTTCGTAAATATTACCAATTACTTCTGTTTTTGATAATGTTTCTTTAGCTTCATCATATCCTTCTGCTTCTTCTGCAAACCAATATATATCATCCTCTTTAATTGTATAAAAACCATAAACATTATGAAATTTTATAGGAAGAATACCCGCAAAATCTGTTTTCAAAATATCTCCACTTTCAATTTCTTTTCCGTTTTTATCTATAAAACTAGTACCGTAAATAAACTCAACTTCATCAAAAGAATAGACATCAAAGCCAGTTGACGAATCATCAAAAACTGCATTCATTTCATTATATACTTCTACTTCTTCATCTAAATAATTTATCACTGTTACTTCTGATACTAGTCCTAAGTTTTTAATATACGCTTTAATTTGTTTCATTATCTTTTTCTCCTATATGTACAATTGCTGCTACAACAGTCTCAAAACCCTCTCCTCGACCTTCTTCATAATGTTTAAGCCTTATTCCATTTTCTATATAATTGATATCTATAACATATTCGTTCTCTCTTAAATAATTTGAGATAAAATCATTAATTACATCACCTACAGACTCAATCCCCCTTTGTATTGTTAATACTCTTTTAATCATTATTTACACCTCTTTTAAAAATTACATACATATGACAAGTGAATTTATCTCTTAATTCAAGTTTCATATCATGATATTCCCAACCTTCTCTTTCCATTTCTTCGATTTTTTCATTTAAATATTCTTGTCTATCCATCCATTGACCAATATTTAGAAGTACTTCAACTCTTGTTTTATTCATTACCCGTAAATCTCCTTCAACTGCTTAAACATTTGTAATTCTCTTATACGTTCCTTTTGTTTCTGGATAGTTCGTTCTTTGACTATATTATCGTTAGATAATTCTTCAATCGTATTACTTGAAACGTAAACACCTAACATCAATCCCGCTGTAAACATTGCTAATAACATTGACAATGTGATTAATATAATCTCTATGTTATCCCAGATTTTTTTCAACATCTCTTATCCTCCTATATCTTTTGCTGTACAATTTAAAGCTTTTGCTAGTTTTCGCAAAGTTTTAAATCTAGGATTTTTAAATTCTCCTGTTCTGATTAATCTAATAGTGTTGAAATGTACTCCAGATTTTTCATGTAATTCATGATCATTAATATTTTGCTTATCCATTATTCTTTGTAGGTTATTCATTTTTTTTCACCGATTAAAATAAAAGCTGTGTATAATGTCTGATATCCAGGTTCAACTTCTGCTACTCCTTTTTCAAACCTTATATCAATTACATATTCATTATCTTTCAAATAATCTTCTTCATACGATTTTAAATTTTTACTCAAAAAATCATTAATAACCCTCGTCAATATCAAACTAATATTTTCCTCTATGTTTACAATTCTTTTTATACCTTTCACCATAAAACACCTCAAATCGCTAAAATTTTACCCTTATAATCGTTTTAAAATCATTTTTGGTATAATTACTCATTTTTAATCTTAAAACACTCAGAAGCGGTTTAAATACTTCTGAATTTTAAGTACGTAAAATTATTTCTCTCGCTTCTTCTAAACTTCTAGCAACGCCATATATTACATTCTGTTTTGATAATGCTTCTTTAAAAACTTCTTGTTCTTTTCTGAGCTTCCCTTTCGGAGTTTTAACTTCTAAGAAAATTGCTTTTCCGTCTATTCTTCTAAATCCGAATAAATCTGGAAAGCCTTTTGGAACTCCTGTTGAAATAATTCTATCTCCAACTTTAAAGCTACCAACATTAATTCTAAATATAACTGCAATATCGTTAATACCATTTCTAATAGTGTTTTGAATGTCTGTTTCTTTCAAAATATCACCTCTATTTTTTAATGTGTGTATAGTGTGTATAGTTTTCGCCGTTTCCTATATTTTTTATATATACTTTTTTTATATTTTTCTATATGTAAATAATATAGAAATACTATTAAACTATACACACTATACACACTTCTTTTAAAACCTCATACTTATATCTTGATAAAACTGTCCAGAACGCTTACGAACCTTAATATATCCCTTGTTATCCATCTCTCTCCCAAATTTAGTTGAGGTTAGGACGAAAAATCCGTTCTGAGCACAATAATTTTTATAGTGTTGATATAATTCTGCTGCTTTGACTTCCTTACCTAAATTGTTACTAACACATTCATCAAGGAATGTACTTACAACGTCCATTTCCTGTCTATATTCTTTATTTGCCATAAGAATTTTAGAACACATACCTAATCTTTCTTTTTGCCATAACTCTAACCCCTTAAGCATCCATTGCAATATCCCATCACTCTCAGCTAATAGTTTAGATGTTAAATCTGGATCAACTTCTTCATCTGTAAATTCTCTAGTAAATGGAATTAAACGAATACGTCTCCAAATACCTTTGTCAGTTCCACGAATTATAGGACGGTGGTTTGTTGCCATCCACAACTTAAATTTAGGTGTGAATTCAAACTCATTGGCATGTAAAAATCTAGCTGTAACTGTGTCTCCGCTGGTTAACTGCTTAACTAAACCTTCGTTAAATCTCATACCGTCGTTACTCTCAACTGTAGTAACAAATCTAGCGTCTTTAAGCCTTGCAATATCACTATTTGCACCTTGACTTTGTCTAACCATAAGTGAGTCTGGTTGAATGTTAGCTCTATAATCTCCAAATATGTGACTTACCACATCCATAAATACAGATTTCCCGTTTTTACCATTACCGTTCAAGATAAAAATTACCTGTTCTGTTGTCAGTCCTGTTAGTGAGTAACCTAATGCTTTCTGTATCCACTTAATAAGCTCTGTATCACCTTCAAATATTTCAAGTAAGAATTGTTCCCAACGTGGACATTTTTTACTCTCATCATAGTTAACATTAGCTTTTTTAGTGAATTTAAAACTAGCATCATGCGGTATATTCATACCGCTCACCATATCATATACTGAATTTTCTAAATTAATTAACATATCATTACTGTTAAATTCACTGATATCTATTGAATT